TGAGTATGTTGTTAACACCAGTTGGGATTGCAACATCTTCTATAGCATATCCATAAAACGCTTTCTCAAATTTTGATACCATATCATGTAGGTCTGATTCTTCACCTTCTACAGCAATCTTATAGCAGTCTACAAGCAATGACTTTGCCCATGCTGGCGTAGAGCTTTTAACGGATTCCATGCCCATGATCTTGTACTTGGGTTTGTCTATAAGGCGCACACCTTCGTCATCCAAAACCTTCATCACGTACTTTTTCTTAGCTACCATGATAGATGATTCTGCAATTACTTCACGCCCCCAATGCATAGCCTGCTTATATGAGTTTAGGTATTCAGCAAGTTCATCACACTGTAGCTTAAGTTTATCGCCTATGATAACACAAAATTGATCAAGTTTGGTAACAACTTTATCTTTGTCATCATTAAATTTCTTCATCATGTTATTACCAAGCGGAGCTAATGATAGATAAAAACTATCAGTATCACCACTTACGATATAATTATCCTTTTTCTTAAAAAGATCACATAAGAAATCGTTTGTCTGATAAGAACACCACTTGTTTACAAGCTGTCCAGTGGTTGTGATTGATTCAGCAGTATCAACCATGAAGTATAGAAAGTGTTGGTTCGCAAGCGCACCGTAACCAGCGTTTAGCAATTGGTCGTTTGGTTCGTAAAACCAAACCGAATCATAAAGATTCTGCCTAAAGTTTCCTCTAGGGATCGGACTATATCATCATCCATAAGGATGCTCGGCGTTTCGATTCAACATATACTTTTGAACCTACTCCCTTGCGGGATAGTCTCTGAACACATCCATCTTGTGATGGACTTCGTTGCTGATTGGCATAGGTTTCCCCTTAGCGTTCCAGCAATTAGCCAAGTTCTTCGACACACATTACTGTGTGAAGCCTCCATATAATTAAAGGATTTTCATACCCATCTGCATATTGTCATATTGATCAAGTTTGTTTGATTCGTATTGATATAGGTCTAGTAATTCTTTATCACTTAATTTACTTAATTCCATACAATTTCCTTTTCTTTGTGATCTTGATATTGGAAATCTTCAAGTTTATAAACAAATATACCTAATTCACATAATCGCTTACCCTCAAATTTTCCTCTAAAATCGTTTGTATTTTCGTTACATGTTCTATATGGCGGTTTTACCAAATATGTATCATAATACCTCTTTTTATAGATGGCGATTGTCAATCTCTTTCTTTATAGCATTAAGCTTTTCCTTGGCTTCTTTCTTCTTACCTTGATATACAACACGGTCTGAATACAGTGATTCCATCAACTCAGATAGAAATGATTGCTTTTCTTTGGTATAGAATACACCATTTGCAGCCATTGAGAGATTATATTTTTTCAGTATGCTTGTATCAATCTTACGATTCAGCAATTTCTCAACATTATTGGTAGGGTGTACGATACCCTTAACTTCATCTGGTAAGGTATGATAGGGAACAATGGTTTCGGGTCCAATATTAACCTGTTGTATGATGTGTGGGTATAGGCTTTTCAAGTCAAAAGAGGCTACCCATTTATGTTTACCGCTTTGTGTAGGATGCACAAAGGCACCCTCAAATTCACGAACAGGAGTATCAACCTGATTAAACAGGGGAGCAACATTCTGATTATAAAGATGTTTTGCGATAAACTGTTCCCAAATTCTAGTCGTACCCATAGAGTCTTCATAATTAGACAATGTGAGATAAGCCAACGTAAAAACCAAATCGAATAGACCAAGCTTCTTATCAAGATCATCAATAATCTCACAGTCCTGAATGTTGTACGCGATATACAAATCAGGATCAACCTGCCATAGTTCTTTCAGACTACCCGCTACCTCAGAGAAGTCAGTTTTGCCCGCTACACCCTCTGCTAGAGCTATTGTATCAAGTTTATAATTTTCCCTTGGTGTGTAGGTATGCTTTTTATAAACCAGCATGTAATCGAGGTGAGGCAGTCCTACGATGTCATATTTAATGATCGTATTCTTCCACTGGTTTACTGTTTCGCGTTCATAAATCAAACCAAATGGTGATAGGCGATTAGCCATGGGCTTACCTAGAATCTTGCGTGAACGTTCGATGATATAGGGCATATCAAAGTCTTCACTATTCCAGCCACTTGTCATATCATATTTCTTTTCTTCAACATGACGAATGAAACTTTCTACAAGTGCTTCCTCTGTATCACATTGAACATGTACTACAGTACATTTTTTAGTGATGTTGGCATACTTCGACTGATTAAAATCTTTCAAACCAAATGAATAGTGAATCTGTTCTCTGGTGTTTTTGATATTGATCTGTTGAATCTGATACTTGCATTCTTGAGGGTTGGGGAAAGAATCATAATCAGTTTCAATGTCCACAATACCAATATCAATTTGATTGCGTTTGAAATCTGGTGTTTGACCTTCAAACATTTCAATGATGCATTGATTCTCAAACAGTCGATTACCATAAATTATAGACCCACCCATTTCAGCATAATCTTTACCGAATCTTGCAGCATCTTTGATAGAGTCAAAGGTTTTCTTCTTTAGTGGTTCGCCATAGATAGACCTAGTACAATCCCCTTCCACTTGTTGATTAGGAAAAAATAGACTGGGTTTATAGTCATCCATGGATACGGTATATTTCTTACCATCTTTTACGTAGCGAAGTAGAATTTTGTTGCCACGTTTCTTGTAGTAAGTGTAGAACATACTTTCACTCAAAATATTACCTCTAAAGTTTTTGGACTTGTGAACTATATATTTTACCACAAAAAAAGGGGCTTTTGCAAGCCCCTTGTTGGTTTAAAATTTAGTTCGTGTTGATTACAATGCGATTTTCCAACTTTGCCCATCAAAGTTATAGGATTGTGCGCCATAATTACGCAACATATCATAACTAATCTCTTTGACGAATGAGCTTAGGTCATCCCTGTTATTGGATGAATGAAAGAACACTTCAACACCAAACAGATCATCAAACATGGCATCATTATCAATGTCGTCAATACGCACCTGATACTCATCAGCGTTACGTTCAATGTACTTCACAATAGGCTCAAGCGCCTCGTCTAGTTTCTGACCAGCATTAACCCATTCGTAGCTATCATTCCAGCTTTGGTCTGATTCGTCAAGATCAAAATATTCTTCTAGCATAGCAATAGCCATTTCAGAATTATCAAACCTACCTTCGATTATTTTTTCATCAGCAGCATCAAATAATCGTATCACAGTTTTGAATGTTTTTTGATCATAACCAATGGTATAACCTTCTGCCATTGCAATGACTTCCTCATCAATTTCATTAACCCATTTTTCAGATTCAACGTATTCTGTTAGTGTAATCATCATAATAAACCCCGTATAGTTTGCTTTTGTATACTATTTATGCCAAAAGATTATTAAATTTTCCAGCATAAAAGTCTCTAACATCCTGATCAAATATAATATCAGTAGGAGCAAGCTTTGTTGTGAGTGTGATACCTTCCAGCGTTTTAACTCTCGATAGTGCTACGTATGTTTGCCCATGAGCGAAAGCATTGGGTATGTTTATAACAGCCTTTTCAAGTGTACAGCCTTGACTCTTATGAATGGTGATAGCGTATCCATGCTTGATAGGAAACTGAATGTAGCTTGCCTTCTCATCCATGTACAATGATCCCTCTGCATTGCGCTTGTATTCATACTCAGCCCAACGATAAGGAAGTACACGATGAACAACATCTTCACTGATCATCACTTCAATAAAATCATTACCCATTTCTGACACATAACCAATCTCACCGTTTTTATACGTTGAGTCATTGCCTGTGATCATGACCTTTGTACCGATCTTCAACTTAAGGTAGTCTGGTGCTGGCCGCTCTCTAAAGCCACCAAACAACTTACCCTTATACGTCCTCTCATCCCCCTCAAGTGACTCATAAGCCTGTTCATTAATAGCTTGAGCATCTCTGTTGGTGGTGGTTAAAAATGTAGAACCTTCCTCAATATCATCAGGATCAATACCCGATTTCATTTTAATGTTAAGTAGGCAATTGTCATTGAAGTAGTTGATACTATCTCGAAACCCATCAACCCTCGAATGAATATTTTGAAGATGTTGGATCATTGTAGCATCACTTTGACGAATAATTTCAGTCAATTCAATGTGAGTCATATTAGCAGCAGACCAGCTATCGGTTGTGAAGCAATACGGGGAACTAAATTCTTCGTTAAATGCTTCTGCCTCACCACCATAACTTTTAACCACTGGCGACAGTTGACCAAAATCACCAACAACTACAATTTGAATACCACCAAAAGGGACATTTTTGCGCTTGATTAAACGCAAAATGTTATCAATAGCAGCAAAGACATCAGCCCTAACCATACTAATTTCATCAATAACTATCGTTCTAACTATACTATCTTCAAATAATTCCTTAGTTTTCTTACCCACTTTATTACGTGCATATTCGTTACATACGCCCATAGGTAAAGCGAATGTACTATGAATGGTTGCGCCTTCGATGTTTAGTGCAGCAATACCAGTAGGAGCTAGAAATACAGCATTACCACCCATTTCCTTACGTAGCACATTCAATACAAAGCTTTTCCCGCAGCCACCCAAACCACCCAAATGAACATTTTTACCAGCTTTGATATAGTCATAAGCGAGTTTTTGTTTCTCATTAAACATTTCTACAGACATTCACACACTCCAATAAAAGTAAATAGGGGCCGTAGCCCCCTTAATCAACCAGCATAACCAAGCTTGGGTTTTGTCTTAGTTTCTTTCTGATACTCAGCACGATTACGAACAGATTTAACTTTTGCAGAGAGTCTAGCCATAAGCTTTTGATCAAAGTTAGTCATACTATTCAAAATTGAAATGGCGTCATCATCTTTGCCATAATTTCCGATATAAATTTCTTTTGCCATTTGACGGTTCAACCAACCACCTTTAGTGAGAGGCTTCCTACGACGGAATACAGGCTTTGCTTTTTCAGCCTGCCCATCGTTAGGGTGTTTCTTCATATGCCGCTTCAAACGCATCTCACGCTGTTTTACAGGGTCATAGCCAGCATAGTAACGCTTTGCTGAATCACTTGGCTTCTTTTTGCTACCTTTCATTATTCACTACCTCTTTTTTTAATACCAATTGCGTATTTGCGTTCAAGCTTCCATTCCTGTGATTCGCTGTGCTTGATCACCTTCACCAATGACGCCTTACCCATGGGCATTAGTTCATCATCAGAGACTACTTTGATCAATTCCCAATCTTTCAACATCTGAACGATTCGATTGCGTCTTGCAACATCACCCTCAGAAAGTGTTGATTCGCGTCCATCCAATGCAAACATTTCTTTAAAGTGGCATAGGTAATATTTTGCTTGCTTATGGAGAATGTGAACACTTTGAAACAGCTTCTTTTCATTCTTTGCAGGTACGCCCATGCGGGTTAGTGTTTCTTTTACTTTACGAAACCCATCATCACCATCAACTTCAATTTCTACCATGTTACTAATTACAGATTCAATATTACTCATTTCGACAATCCCCCAACTTCATAAGTATTTTTTAACGTTTGTATGCCTTCATCAGTAATCAATTCAAGGTATTTCTTAGCATGTAACCTGTTAACTTTATAGTGTCTGATAAGTAGATTTATAATATCCTCATTTTGATTATCAGCTTTGGCCCATTTACCGTATCGCTTCTTTTTACTCAGTATGTGAAAGTAGAAATCGTGTTGTAATAACTTATCCAGTTCAGGATGTTTATTCATCTCATTTGCATACATGATACTATCGGTATGTTGAGATAAGGCACGATTAACTACGAATGCATCATACTTAGACCTTGAATCGTGATCAAAACGGTAATGCTTATCATTACAAATATCATTCACAAAGTCAAACACATTCTTTACTGGTTCACTCATTTGAATTCTAATTCCATCATTAACTGTGTGGCTAAGGCACAGATATGTATTTCTTTGTCTGGTACAGTGCTGTCATACCTCATATATTCACCGATGGTGATAACCGCTTGTGGAACAGATGAAGGCTCAACAAAGTTTTTCAACTCAGCATACAGCATGGTATACGTGTTGGTTAGGTCATTTTTGGCATTCTCAGCACACCACTGACGAACATCCTTAAACTTCTTACCCTTCATAGCCAGTACCAGCTTTTCAATGGTCATTTCTTCAAGGTTTAGAAGAATGCCTTCGTCAATCTCGCCAGCCTTTGAGTATTGCTGAATCTGATTAATAATACGCCGATTATCAGGGTAAAATTTCTGTACCAGCTTTACCACTACCCGCTTGTCAAACGGTACATTTTCCTGTTGAAGAATCGCAGATACCCGCTTAAACATCAATGCTTGCATCTTCATTGATTCTTCTTTGGTAACACCAAAGTCAATACACACTAATCGAGACTTGACAGGATCAATGATTCGATTTGGAAAGTTACAAGTCATTACAAACGAACACGTTTTAGAAAACGACTCTATGAACCCACGCAAACCAGCCTGTAATGCATTACTCGCATGATCGAATTCATCAAGGATAACACATTTCTTCTTATCTTTACCAGTCAAAGACAGTGTAGAAGCAAAGTCCCTGATCTTTGTACGTAGCGTATCAATACCCGATTCTTCTGAAATATTGATAATCAACCAGTCTGTATCAACCTCTTTACACAATGCTTTGGCTACAGTGGTTTTACCAACGCCAGCGGAACCATAGAAAAGCATGTTAGGAACTTCATTACCCTGTACAATGTCACTAAATTGCGACTTGATCCTATCGGGCAGAATACAATCCTCTACCCGATCAGGACGGTACTTTTCGCACCAAATCGTTTCACGTTCGTTATATCTCATGTAGGCATGGTTTCCTTTTCATTAAAAATTGATTTACCAACACCAACACCAGAAGCAAACAAAAGAACTTCGCCTTTTTTAACCCCACCTTTGGTGCGTTCTTTGAGTTTGGTTACTATTGATTTATTACTCAATTTCAGAATCCTTATCCATTGCAATCCAATATTCCATATTAGCACACCTGACGCGGGAAATACGTTGCCCTTTAGAAAAGGTGAATTCACACCCATCATCCAGTACAGTCATAATCTCAGTGGGGTAGAAGATATCAAATTTATCTTCACACGGACCAAGTTCGATTGTAAAGGCATTCATTTCCTGATTATCGCTGTCTACACGGCGATTGAATGTTGTGAAGTATACCTTTTCGCCATCAGCACGGAACCCGATATACTCAAGACGTAGTGTTGATGCGCTTTTCATAACCGCTTTCAGGCTTTTTTCATCAACGTTTACAACAACGTCTTCTGATTTTAGCGTGATAGCATTGTCAAAATATGATGTGATTAGCTCTGGATTGGTTTCAACATACTTCAAACGCTGTGAATTGTCACTGCTTTTGACAATAACATAACGATCATTGGAGAAATCCAATACTGGTTCATTAACAATGTTTAGCACACTGATAAACTCACCTAGATCATACACACAAAAGTCACGCGGAAACGATTCTTCAATCTCAACGTATGCCGCCAGTGTCTTAGTCTCGTTAATAGACTTAACAGTTCGGTTATCTTCAAGAATTCGAAGACTCTGGTTAATGCTATACAATTTCTTGAACGTTTTTGTGGTTTGATCAGACAGTTTAATTTCTTTATCATTCATTCGGTTACTTACCTCTCTCATTGGTTTAGTGTCGTTCACTATACGCTTTAATCGCGTTCACTTCAAGCACTTCTAGTGTATTAATACAAAGTGCTGTGAGTTTATCACCATACACACAGCCAGAATCAATGTTTATAACCCTATTGCTGTATTGTGCTTGGTCTTTCATCTGTTCATGTACGGGTTTAAAATTCCATGATTGATGCCCATGTACCATAATGATACCTTCATAATTTCTTTCCAGCCTATCCATATTAACGGGAGTCGGGCGCATACAGCATTGTGGTGCATTCATGTTACTAAATACACCAGCACTCATATACTCAACGTTACGGACTGGTGAATGCGTTAACATCACTGGCATGTATTCTCTACCAGTATCATCATAAAAATTTAGATATACTGCATTGGGCATATCGCCAATAGTTTTCATTATCATGGCTTGATCATCTTCACCAAGCTCATTAAAAATATCATGGTTAACCCTACGGGCCTTTGATCGACACTCTTTACCCATCTGTTCAAGGTAAAAGTTCAGTTCATGATTACCAATGATACATTCGGCATATGATATTTGATTCAAAAGAATGAAGATATCAACAAAAGCAGGACCGCGATCAATCAAATCACCAATTAGATAAATTCTACACCGCTTATTAGCTGCCAAAGAATGCGTAAAACATTCTTCAATGAGATTCAACATTTCGTCATAACAACCATGAACATCACCGATAGCATACACGTTTGTTTGTGATGCTTCAACATCAACGAAACGAACAGCATCATTATGTTCAATCATAAATTCATCAAGATCAAAGTTTTTCACTGTCAACCCCTTCAACAAAACGAATTACGTTATAGTCCTGATCAATCTCAGTAAACTTAAAATAATCATTATACATAGCTTCTTTGATGAATGGTTCCATAGAAGCACTATATCGGTGAAGATGCTTTTCAAGTACATCCTCTGGAATATAAATTCCAGTTTGTGTCATACGAGACTCATTACGCTCTTTCAGTTCTTCAATTGATGGTGGTTGAATTGAAATGACCATAATTGGCGTGTGGTACTTCTTTGAAAGTTCAACCACCGTCTGACAATCCGCGAACCTGATATGTGTAGAATCCATGATGGTTAATGGTACACGATTAGTGAGCCTAGACTCAAGAATATTATACATCATATCAAATACTTTTTTATTCTGTCTTTGTTCGCTCATCGTACCACAAATTTTTTCCCGAAACTCATCAGAAGAAAGTACATGGTTGGCGTTTTTCTCACCAAAGTTTTTCTTAATAAATGTTCCTTTTCCAGAACATGATGTTGCCCGCATTAAAATGATCATATTTTGTTAGACGCCTTGTGCTGATATTACAAGCCCAATGATACTGATCACAAAGATACTTGTAAAGAATTTGATTGTGTTCATTGGAAACACCGTGCTAAGACTAAAAAGTTTGGCCCCTATCAGTAAACCAATAGCGATCATTACAGCGAATCCAGAAAGAGTAGCAAGCGAAATAAATGCAATTAATCCATTCATAATAGTTAAGCCTCACGTTTTTCAATGTATGTTATCAATGAATCCTTGATGTGTGTCTTTAAGTGTTCATTGCAATCCAAGTCCATGAAGTCTTTAAAAGCAACTCGAAAACTTTTGTTCCTCATGAATCTCTCAGCTAATACTACTTTACCATCTTTCATTGCAAAGATCAAGCTTTTTTGCATCTTTGTGAATTTATCACTTAGTCCAATGTCTTTATTGCTCATTTCTCTGTGGTTATATGGTATATTTCTAATAAAATCAGTTAAAAACTTGGTAAAATGAAATTCGATCAGATCAACAACTTTATCAGCAACTTCCTCTGGATAACGGCTATATAAGCGTCCATCACCACCAGTCACGAAGCGATCAATGATTGAATCAGCACTCAACTCTTTACGAAAACGCATCTTCCAATAGTCTGTAGTCTTGATCTTAACTCGAAAGTCAAGACTTGGAAACCATATTACATAACCTTCTGTGTCTATTTCTTTGAACATTGATTTGATTTTATCAGGGTCAATAGCCACTTCATCAAAAAATTGCACTAAAGGAATATTATTATAATTAGCCCATGATTCTAATGAATATTGTGGAAGTGGTCGCCAAATATTATTATCAACAACCCTATAATAACCACCCAAAAGAACTAATTGATTTTTACCATATCTCTGAACTTCCTGATCATATAACGTGTGTGGATCAGATTCATGTAATGATTCAAACATAAACGTCATTGATACGCGATTAGCACGAATTGCCTCAATCATATCACAATGTTGCGTAAAAAACATTTCCTTATCATTCTGAATCATTTCATTATCTTGAAGTGATCCCTTTGTATGAACCAGAAACTTATCAGCCTCTACAATATAGTCAACAATGGTCAAGTGTCCATTCACTTTATGACAAAGCGTGTAGTGTTCACCACTGTTAATCAAACCCATAACAGCATCAAATGATGTTTCGGGAGTCTCATCAAGATTAAAAATCTTAGGGAATGGGTGATTAACTTGTTCACCTTTGTAGAATACAAGACCACGACACGCTTTGGTTACATCATCCCAATGACCACCAAAGAAGGTTTCTTTTGAATAGCAGTACAGAGTACAATCACCGTTAACGCTACGGTTTAGCAGTCCACGCTCAACGTAAGTTTCAAGTAATTCTTGTGTTAATTTCATTATAATAGTCCATTAATATTGTGTATGTACATAGGAATTTTAGCCTTATACGCTCGATTATAGCAGTCCTTTGTTCCAGTAGTCAATATAGAGCTATCAACTATTGCAATCCACGCATCAGCAATGTCAACCATAACCTGATTTCGAATGTGTCCACCAGATTTACCGTACTGACTCATATATGGCTTTTGTGTAATTTCTATGCCTTTATCATAGGCCCACTGGAAAGCTGACATATCAACACCTTTAGCCATGCCACATATTAGCTTGGTGACTTTAAATCCAGATAAAATGACTGCATCTTCAACCACTTCTGGCTCTAACCATAGGCATCTTGATCCACATATTATTACTTCCATTCTAAACCTTATAAATAGTAATATAATTTAGAACCATAGCATCTTGAGGGATACAATGTCAACAATCAAAGCGAATAAACTTTCACCGCAATCCTTGCCGATTGTACAAATTGATGGATTCAATGAAATGGAATCCTTTGTGGTTGGCTCTGGTCAAACATCTTTCACCTCAACTAAGTTTAATAGTCAAACAGAACTCAGGGCATTTAAACGCAATGCAACAGACCCCGAAATATGGGATGAACTCTCACTATCATTCACAACATCAGCTTCATTCAATATTGTGGAGCCTTATAGTGAAGGTGATGAAATAATACTTTATGGTTTAGTGGGGTATGATTCATATAGTAATACTAGTTCTGGTAGTGAAAAAGATACATTTGATTTAGGGGCGTCACACACTCTAACAAATAGTAATATGGGAGCTATTTTATTTTCAACACAAGCCACAACATTAACTATACCAAATGTTCCCACTTCTGTAATAAGAATTGGGTTTTATTGTGATGTAGTGGAATTGAATGGACAGATTAATATCGTATCAGGATCGGGTACAGAATCGGTTGTATCAAATGGTCCTAGCTCATCTATTCAAATTAAAAGAGTAACCACTAACCAGTGGGTAGTTAGTGGTGATCTGGTTCCTGCCCCTTAATATAGGGCAGGAAATTCTTTACGGCCTAATGGAAGTGAATTGATCTTCACCTAACTCAAAATATAACTCTGATCTGAAATAGTCTTTGAACTCATCATATCGTTGAGTAACTACAAATATATTTTTATGCTTCATTTTTTCTTTGATCAAGTCCATAAACAACGCCACACCATCTTGATCAAGGTTTTCAAGTAACTCATCAATAAAGATAAGGTTCGATACCGCGCTATTCTTCATACCAGACACTTCAAGCAAAACCATAAGGATAGCTAGGTTTACCCTAGTTTTCTGTCCAGTTGACAGGTTATCATAAGTGAACCCATCTCGACTAATGCTATTGATCGTTTCATTGAAATTTCCATCAAGCGTAATGTTGATAAAGAACCCCATGTGGTTCAGGTATTCATTCATACGCTTGTTGATAAAACCAACATAGTCATCAACAATAGATGCTTTGATTCCGTCATCTTTGAGCATATTACGCATGGTTTCGTATTCTTCACACTCACCAAGCAAGAAATTTAACTTTTCATCCATTTCCTTTATAACAAGCCCCAACTCAGAATATTCTACAAGATGGTTTTCATCCCCTTTCTTATCACCTAACCGCTTAATCTGATCCTCTAATTTTGTGTTGGAGTGACGGATGGACCGAATTTCCTGAGTTTTAACTATTACTTGGTTGTCTATTTCTATCTTTTCGTCCAATTGTTCAGAGATAACATTGATCTTATCAACTACCTTTTTAACTTCATCAACTAATCGTTTTGATTGTTCCATAATCTCAGATTGTTGATTGTTTATACCTTTGACTGTAGCTTTTTTGAACTTATCATCAATGTCTTGTGAGCATGTTGGACATACATCATTCCCATCATAGAATTCGTATTCCTTTTTCAATGTGGATATTTTATCGGAAAACTTTGATGAAATTTGAGTAAATTTTTGTTTCTTATCTTTTAGCTTTTTATATCGTTCTTCAAGGCCATCATATTTCTTTAGCCCCTCTTTAAGATTTTCAATTGATTTTTCAATTTTATTAATAGCATCATCATTGTCTGTGGCTTGTTGCTGTAGGTCATCAACCTGTTCAGTTATGTTGTTTTTAGCCTGCTCGATAAGCTTGTTGACACCTTCACGCTTTGTTATCTTCAATCCGCGCTCATACTCAAGATCAGAAATCTGTGTCTTGAGAGTATCAATATTACCTTTAACCACTTTGTTCATGTAACCAAACACGTTAATATCTAGAATGTCTTCTACGACCTTACGGCGATCAGCAGCAGCCATATCCATAAAGGGTACGTAACGCTCACGGTTAAGCAAACATACCTGCGTAAACAGCTTGTGATCCATTCCTATGATATTTTCTAGCGTATACTGGTAGTCTTTGCTTGCGGCATTCTGATCAAGTACCTCACCATTCTTATAAATCTTGAATACCTTGGGTTTCTCGCCACGGATTACCTTGTACTCATCACCATATTTTAGAAACACACATTCCGTTTCCATTTGCTTACGGTTGATGGTGTTGATCAATCCAGACAACTTAACCTTTTTAAGCGGCTTACCAAAAAGACAATATGACAACGCCTCAAGAACGGTTGACTTACCAGACCCGTTGTTGCCACCTAGTAGGGTGTTTTGTGAGTGGTCAAGATCAATAGTAATCTTTGAGTTACCAACAGACTGAAAATTCTTATATGATATACTTTTAAATTCAATGCTCATTATTATTCACCCTTAACCATCATATCAGAAGCTTGAGACTTGACATCAACAAATTTGTTCATGATAGATGATTTCTTATCATCATCCTCTACAGTCTTCTGGACATACGTCTGAATATACTGATCAATAGACTTATCTTCTGTAGCCTGTGTATCGTCAGAACTTTCACTAACGTACTCTTTGGTACTCAGTATCGCATAGTTGTTTTCAATTTGCACATCAATTGGTTTCGATCCCGTGACTTTAGAATAGAAATCCATGAACTTGACCTTATCGTATTCTTCATTGATTACGATCTTGACAAATTGATGTTCACAAAATTCATTGATCTGATCATGGGTCAATCCATGTTCATCTTCATACAGAATTTCAGTAAATAGACTGTGTTCGTTTTCAACATGAGTCTTTTCTTGTGTGTCAGTGTCATACACCCAAAACCCGCGCTTGTCGTTATGATCCTGCCAGTTTAGATGGAAGGTTGCGCCCAAATATTCGATGTTACCAATTTTTGATTGGTGATGGAAGTGACCGGACCAGACAGATTTAAAATCTTTAAATACCTTTTGGTCTAGGCCATGCTCACAGCGAGAAGAATTCTTATACATTAAGAAACCTTCAATCTCAAAATGACCTAGTATGGTTACATCTTGTTTATCTTTGATATTATTCAGATCATCCATGAACTCATCGTAGTTGCTACCATTGATCCATGGCACGAACACGAAACGACTACCATCAAACTCAAATTCTTCTACATCATCTTTGAGGATGTGAACGTGTTCGCTATGTTCCATAACAGATAGTGAAGTGATTGAATTGGTATTCTTGAATGCCAGATCATGATTACCTGCAATGATGTACATAGTACATCCATGTGATTCTAGAAGTGGCAAAAATACTTGATTTACAAATGCAATATCACTAAGCGACAGATGATTACGGTTATCAAAAAAATCCCCTAGCATAAAGAGGGTTGTGATACCATGCTCTTTTAGGTATGGAAAAAATACTTCATGGTAGTACCATCCAAAATACTCACGGAATACGGTACTACCACCACGCGCACCCAAATGTGTATCAGTAAATATACCTATCTTTTTACTCATTTACCAATTTCCTTTTCGATTTTTATTTCATCATACCTTGTTTCTTTAGTAAAAGCCCAATCCGCATTTTTATCATGCATAATCGTAGCCAGTTCAGAAGGCATGAACATCATAAGTGGATGTACAATAGCATTGTGTGTGAAT